TGTTCCACCGTATTTCCACTCATTGTAATCCCATTTAGCTTTCCATGCTGCACCTTTACGTAAATCACGTAAGATTTCACGGTCAACTTCAGCAGCGATTTGCTCTGATAATAAAGCTGTCAATTCTGCCTCAGCATCGATGTTGTGGAATGCACTAACGTCTTGAGCCAATTCAGGAGACCAGCTAGCTCTTAATTTTCTTTCAGTTACAGAAACTGTTACTGATTCTAAATCAAAAGAAACTTCACCGATTGCATCTTCAAATTCTAAAGTTGCATAACGACGGTAAGTTGCGGTAAAATCATCACCTACTAATGTTGATCCAGTGATAGTTGTGTTAGAGAAACCTGCAGTTGAGCTGTAAGTTTGTAAATCTAAGTTTAAATAGATTGTACCATTTTCATCACAAATATCATTAAAACCAAGACCGTTTGTACCTGCAGACTTTTGTCCGTAAGAAACCATACCTTTACCATATTTTTGTGTTACCACGTTAAATGGAATAGATGTTCTACCACTAAGTGTTTCAGCACGAGGTGAAGTAATAGTTAATGACGCCAAGAATTCTTCTGTATCCATTTCGTTACCGTCTGGACCAGCTAATTTACCTTGACCTAATTTAGAGAAACCTGTAAGTTTCAATATTGCAGAACCAACACTTGAACCTGTTGCTACTGTAACTGCACCACTTTCAGTACCTGCCTCAAATGTAACAATTGATGTACCTGTTAAAGATACGTTTGTGAAATCTCCTTTTGAATAATCGAAAAGACCTTCAGTTGAAGCATCAGATGCTTCGTAGAAACGATCGTAAAGGTTTCTTGGGTCTGTTGTACCTGTAGAATAACCTAAAGTAGATGCGTCAGTATTACCTGGCATACCATAAGGTGAAAGGTGAGCGTTCGCTTGTCTTTCTTGGATTTTAGGTACAAAGAAGAATAATTTACCAATTGGTAAGTTCATTGCTTGTACAGAAACGATATCGTTTGCTAATAATTTAGAGAACACACGACGGATGATTGGGAAAACTACAGTCTCGAAAGAACCAGACGCATCTGCTGTTGCAGCTTCGTTGATTAAATAAGACGCTTGGTTTTCATACAATTGTGCGATGTTATCTTTTTGGTGACCGTCAAGACCTTCTAAAAAGCCTAAGTCATTCCATTTTTTGATGGTATCTTCTTTGATAACACGAAGGTGTTTTAAACCGATGTTACCTACCATACCTGATTCTAATAATGCTCCCATTTTTTTGAATATTTGTTTTTTAATTTATTATTTTATTTTACTCATCAAATCTTTCATTCTCTTGAATTGAGGATTTTCGTAAGCCTTAGCTTCAGATAACACCTCTTGAGAAGTTGATGTTGATGGAGTGTTTGAGATTTTCTCAACCACAGTTTCGGTAACTGTTTTTTTACTACCTAACTCGGTTTTTATTGTGTTGAATAAGACTTTCGCCTCACTCATAGTTGAAATTGAATCGAATCTCTTTAAAATGTTCAATTTCTCTTGTTTTGTTGTTGAATGTTCAGTAAATAAACGAGTAGAATAAGCTAAGTTTGCGTTGAATACCGCAACCTCATTAAGTTTTTCTTTAAAAAGAACTAAAGCTTTTTTGTATTCTGCGTTTTGTTTTTTCAAGGTCTCAACCTCTTCATTAATTCCAACTCCAGAACCTGCTTTATATTTCTTTTTACTTTCTAAACCAGCGTGATCAGAAGCACCTTTTTGGCCATGAGGATTAGATAAAGTTCTTGCAGCTTCAGTAGCTTCAATTTCTTTAACATCACCTTCTTCTTCTTTCTCATCTTCTTCTTTCTCATCTTCTTCACTTAACTCTATTTCGTATACGATTTCATCCATGTCATCTTCTACATTGTCAGCATCGTAGTCCGAAGGACCACCAGCGTTATCTGCATCAGGTTCCATTTCTGAACCAATACCTTCATCGTCAAGTTTGATAATGTAATCGTCCTCACCTGTAGACATTTCGACATTGTTACCGTCTTTTTTTACTACAATACCATCTTCAGGTTTCATAGCTTTAAAAACTTTTAGTACTTCATCATCTGAAGCACCTGTCATGTCCATCACCTCATCATCATCGTCAGACATTTCACCATCTATAGATGGTTCATCGTCCATTGATTCTGAATCAGCAGAAAATTCATCTCCACCCTCTTCAGAGTCTAATGAATCGATTCCTTTGGTTGGATTTTCGTTATCGAGGTCTGTGTCATTTTCAGCGTCATCAGCTTCAGCATCATCTGCTGTCGCTTCATCGTCTGACATATCGTCTTCCTCTTCGTCAGGTTTAGTTTCGTCCTCAGGTTGTTCACCCATTGGATCTAACTTCTCCTCTTCTTCCAATGATTCTTTAAGCAAGTCATTCAGTTCTTGTTTCATTGTTGAAGCAAGTATACCCTTTGCATTTTGCTTTACTGCTTCTTCAAGTGTTTGTACTTGAAGTAACGCTTGTTCTAAAATTGATTTTTCAGTCATTGTGAAATTTTGTTTTATTATCTTATAAATACTACGATTTTATGAAAAATTTAGTTTTCTAATATTAATAACCCTATAAAATTGATTATTTGGATAAAAAAGTATCTAAATTCCCCATTAATTTTTTCATTCTATCATCGATAGTTGATTTTTTCTCTTCAGCTTCTTGGAATTGATCTCTTTCAGATGGATCATTAAATACGTAAGCCCCTGGAGTAGATGGAGATGATACTAAATCAAAACAAACAAGTTCAAAATCCTCTTGTACTATGTTTTGACCTTTAACATTTTTTAACGACCCAACACCACGAGAAGAAATACCTAAAGTTGCACCATTCATTATTAACATTGCTGCTTGGTCACCCTTGGTAGAAACAATACCCATCTTCTTCCAACCTGGAGAAGTGAATAATTTAATCTTACCCATAAGGATTTTACCGTCCCACCAAGTTTCTAAAATTGAGTGTGATACTCTATCTAAATCGATAAGTGAAGATGATGGGTGATTTAATTCATTTAACGCACCACCCTTCTTAATAAGTGTTTGGTATTTTTCGTTTTCTCTCTTAAGTAACATTTCAGGATATATCCTTCCGTTCTTATTTGGAGTATCGTATTTTTGTAAAACGGCGTAAAGGATAAGGTCTTGTGAAAAGTCCATATCCTTAGCCTCTTTGATGATTTGTTTGTTATCTTCTGGGGAAACATGACCAGAGTCGTATTCTATTAAAATTCCATGCCCCGTTTCCTTTGGTCCTAATATCTTCATTTATAGATTTTATTACTATAAATACATCAATATCTAAGTTATTTTTTGCTTTTATGGAAAACGAACAATTTTTTATCAATTAATCCTTCTTCTATTATGTTTTCCAGTAAATCTTTTATTGTATTTTTTATTTCTTTTGATTTAACATCAAATTGATTTTCAACATAAAGAGTAACCTCTAAGTTCATAAAAGATCTTTTTTCTAATTTAATACCTTTAGTTCGTATGTCTAAATCAACAATACATTGTTGTTTAAAATTTTGATTTTTAAGATTGTAAATAAATTCTTTTATTTTTCTTCTTGTTTTTAAAATTGTGTGGTCATAGTCATCAGTTTCATTTTCTGGTTGTACCCACGAATTTAATTTCAAATAAACAGTTTTAAGGTTTTTAAAATCAACGGTACCATAACCGATTTTTACATTATTGTAAACCCCCAAAGGGATGTACTTACCTGTCTTCATTAATTTATCATTATTATATATTTTTTTATGGTGTTATACAAATAATAAGAAAAAAATGTCACAAAACCAAAAATTGTATATATATTTGTAATATACTTATTATATTATGATTATAATCGACATTACAAAAGAGAGGAGCATTGAAACCGCATTAAGAACTTATAAACAAAAAGTTCAAAAAACTAAGCAGATTCAAAAATTAAGGGAAAGACAACAATTTGTAAAACCTTCAGTTAATAGACGAAAAGAAGTTTTAAAAGCTGTGTATGTTCAACAAATGAAAAACGGTCTTAGTTAAGACCGTTTTTTAATTCTGTTAATCTGTAGTAATTGTATCTCGATGTTGTCATTTGAGTAACCTCATCTCGTACACTATTTAATTTGGTTGTTAGACTAGTATCATTTGATTCACTTAAAAGTGTTGATACTTGATTGTTAATAGATTCTTTTAATTCTGTTGTTTTAACTAATAGTTCTTCGTGAGTAATAGATAGAATATTTTTTAATTCCGTTTGTTGTGATTCTGATAATGTGTTAGAATATAATACATTAAAATTGTTTGTTAATACTGCTTGCAGTAATGTTTCGTTTGATATAATTTTTGAATCTTTAGATTCTTTGATTTCTTTTTTAGTTGTTAAATGTTCTACTAATTTCTTTTTTGCGTTAACCTTCTTTTCTATATTAGATAGATTGTCTTTTTCTATTAAGACATCCAAAGAGTTATAAATTTCATTTTCGTTTATTGACTCTACATTAATCATTTTATTTAATGATGTACAAAAAGTAGTTAAATCACTCATTTGTTGTTTTAAAATGGTAATAACTCCCTCAACGTATAACTTTGCGGTTTCCTTATCTTCAATATATTTGTTTTCAATTTCCTCATAGAACAAATACATTTCTTTAAATTCTTTATTTTCTTTGATTAAAGTTAATATATCTTTTATCTCAGCCTTATTTTCATTAGCATAAGACTCAGTTAATTTATTTAATATTTTTGTTTTTATAACCCCGAATTTTTTCATTTTTAATCATTTAAGATATCATTCAATTTATTTTCTATTTCATAAATATTCTGTTGTGCTCTTTCCATATCAAACAAAACATTAAAATCTTCTTTTTCTTCACCTAACATACCTAAAATCTTTGATTTTTTAGATACTGATTCACTTAGTGGGGCTTCTCCTTCACCTCCTGCAGGGGGAGATGCGGGTGCACCACCCATATCCATGCCTCCACCAGCGGGAGATTCACCAGCAGCACCTGAAGCTTCTAGTTTAGTTCTCTCTTCTTCAGAAATACCGTACTTAGAATCCACATCATCAAATACACCAGAACGTTTAATAACATTTTGTGTGTTTGTTAATTCAAATCCCATCGCTCTTTCAAGACGTTGTTGTTGTAAGTCTAACAATACCTCAGAGTCACTCATACCAAGAATATTTTTCTTAGCCCATGTATGGGACACCGGTAATATACCTACTTGTGATTGGTCAGATGTTGCATCTTTATAAAGAGTAATCTTTTCCTTCCATTGTTCAATACGTAATAAATCAGATTGTGCAGATGGGTTTGTTAATGATAACTCAAAATTACTTAATTCATCTTCCATACCTAAAAGGTATAAGTGAACTAAAGCAATTTTATTTAATTCTTGAATTAATGATTTTTGAATTCTATTAATGGTTCTAGCAAATCGAATATCCATTAATGCTAAACTCTTACCTTCACCCACAACTTCTTCAAAACCTAAGAACGCCTTTGGAATACGTAACGCCGCAAGTAATTTCTTTTGAATATATTCAATATCGGCAATCTCACCCAAGTTTTGTGCACCTGGTAATGTTTCAATTGGATTAGATTGTGATGGGTCACGTACAGGAATAAAATAATCTTGGTCAACTGCCATTTGATTATATCTCATATCCACATTACCATTCCTTGGGTCAGCAATTTGATCTCTTTTAAATTTGTTAGCAACACGTTGTACATACGATTCAATGTCCTTATCGTCCATATTACCAACGAATACTTTGAATACACGTCTTTCAGGTGCTCTCGATGTTCTGTAAATTAACATTGCATCTTCGGCAAGTAAAAGTTGTTTCCAAATTCTTCTAATCTTATCTAACATAGAAGTACCATATGGTAACTTTCTATCATCACCCAATAATCTAAAGTGAGCAATTTCCCAAGCTTGGAATTCCATATCTTTGTTCTTCCATTGGAATCTTAATTCTCTTGAGGGTAATTTAATATCTGTTTGTTGATTGGCTGATTTTGCACTTGCACCTTCTAATCTTTCTATTTCAATATTAGGTAACTGTTGACAACCAACGATTCCTTTTTCAGGGTCAATTTTTAAATAAACAAAATCATCTCCATACTTACAAAGACCTCTAGTCCACATTTGTAAGTTTGTGTTTATATCTAATTTATTTTTAAATAAATCTTCTAATATTGATTTAATTCTATCTGATTCAGAATATATAGTTAGTATCTCTCCCTTCTCAGACATTGTTGTAGATTCTTCAGCGTATATGTCTAACGCAGCTGATATTTCAGGAGTAAACTCCATTGATTCATAATCATAATATGCCGATAACCTATTAGGTTCATAATACACAGATTGATTATATAACGATTGGTCTAATTTAGTCCATTTGTCCGCAATAAACTGAGTTTGTTGTGCTTGGAGTAATGCCTTTTCGTATTCTTCTCTACTATCCGTTTTTAATATCTCATCTTTATTGAAATTAAATGCTGGTGCATCAGTCTGTTTAACTTGGTTTGGATAACCAAACATTCTTGTTAATTTCTGAAAGACGGTGTAATTCTGTTCTGCCATGTATATAAATACTTTTCTTTATAATATAAACTAAATTATTGGTATTTGGAACACTATTTAGACTTACCAAATAACCACATATGTTCTTGATATGCTTGTTTACCTACATTCATGTTGTTATTTTGATGATATAGATTATTATTATCCATACCCATAGAACCTATTTGGTCAAATGCAGTACCATAAGAATAAAATGATTTATTTGGTTCATATGACCTTTCTGACATTGTCCAAGATTCCAACATTGCTTTATTAGCGGATTCGTTTTTCTTTAATTGATTAAAACACATATCAGCAGCGTATAAAGCCATAGACATACTCATAATTGAATCATCATGAGCTCCTTTCATATGGTCTGGTCTACCATTCATATAAACAAACGTATTCAATTCGTTTAATAACCTACTTGATCTAATACTAAACCCCTTTCTAAGTTGTTCTTCGAACGCGGCAACTATTTGGGTTCTTTTATTGTTGAAATTTATACCAGGGATTTTATCCATGGCCTTTTTATTCCATTCCCATATATTTTGAGTGTTTATACCGTCAATGTATAAATTTTTATATTGCATCTCTTGTAACTTTCTAGATGTTGCAACACCCATACCTCC